CTTCTTCAACAGAAGTTTTGACTGTTTCAACAGCCTTTGCCAAGTCAGCATCTTTGCTCTCTTCAGCAGGAGTGGTGGCATCTTCAACTACAGTGTCAGACTTTTCAACTGCTTCTGCTGCTGCTTCTGCTGGTGCTTCTGCTGCTGCTTCTGCTGGTGCTTCTGCTGCTGCTTCTGCTGGTGCTTCTGCTTCTGCTTCTGCTGGTGCTTCTACTGCTGCTTCTGCTGGTGCTTCTGCTGCTGTTTCTGCTTCTGCTGTATCAGACTTAACGATTTCGTCTACAACGACTACTTCGTCTTCAACTGCCTTAGTTACTTCTTTTTCTGTATTTGCCATATTATTCCCCTCCTTTACGGAAATATCAATTGATATACCATCAAGTGATTGTGATGAATTCTTTTTTAAAGTCTTCATCTTATGTCCCACAATTGTGTCTGTAGGTTTTCCATCTCTGTAAATCCTAATAGCAACTGCTGGATCTTCTGGCGTTCCTGTAATAGTAAAAGAACTATTTGGAACCTTTATTTTTCCATTGCGAACGACCCTGACAACTTTTCCTCTAGCAGTACCACCGCTTGAATTCCAAGATACCATGTCGCCAACTCTAACATTATTTGCCTTATCCATTTCTTCTTTTTTTTCTTTGTCGTGCCACATTGCCATATGATCTGGACAATTTTTTGGATCATCACAGTCATCCATTGAATGTGGGTTTTTGTTTGGTGTCATTTCATTTGTAATTGCACCATGTTCTTTTAATAAATCTTTAATTCTTTGTGTTTTTTCTGTATCTGTTGTTTCAACAAAACCAATTAGCATTTCTCCGCTTCTGGTGTCATCTTCTTTAGAAAGTCTTACTAGTCCTGATTCCTTTGACCAGTATACATTTTCAACAGTCATTTTAGATAGGAATCCATCAACAACTTTAGTTCCATCTTCTTTCTTTTGAATAGATAAAATATTTGCAAATTGATTTGCAGGGTTATCTATCAAGAACTTTTTCCCAAGTATCTTGAGCACCTTTAGAAATGTAGGCATCTACATACACCCCATTATAAAATTTGTCTTCTTCTTTATTATAAAATTTATCTGCTTTAAACGACATTACTCTTCCAACTGCAATAGGCATATGCATTTCTCTTAAATTTCCACGGAATCTTTCAAAGGCTTTAATACTTACATCTGTTGGGACAATGTCTGATTGCTTGTCAATATTATCTAGGGTTGCGAACCCTGAAACCATACGTTTCTCTTTATCGACTTTGGCAATTGGCATGGATAACTTAATTGAGTTATCTTCAGAGTGCCAAAATGCTTTATGCAAAATAGTCATACTACTTCCATTATATTAGTATTTATAAGGGATTTTTAAAACTGTTATAATACGGTTCGACCTTCGCCACCTGGACCTCTTCCAGTTGTGGTTGAAGGTGAATCACTAGCATTATCGGTTCTTTGTTGATCCCTGCTTCTGTTTCCAGATGCTTGTGCTGTTTGTTCTGCTCTTTGTTGAGCACCCAAAACAATTGGGTCTTGTCCCCCTAATCTAGAAGGGTAACCAAGTCTTTCTCTTACTTCATTTGGAACTACTACTTGCATTCTTAGGTATCTTTCATCTATCTGGCTTTGAGTAGTTTCATCAGTTAGGGTTAGTTCGTTTAGTTTAAATTGAAGAATGTCTGTCTTCTCTTTAACAATCTTATTTATAACTTTTTCTAGATTTCTTTGGGCTGGTCTAGCAACTTGTTCTTTAAATGTTCTATCTGAGGCTAATGCGGAAGCAATCGAAACTCCAGCACCTCCACCTACTTTAGAAAATGGAACTTGGTGAGCCATCAAAATATCGTCTCTATTTGACTTACGGTATCTTTCAAAAGATCCTTCTTGTATTCCAGCCTCAATAGGATCCATCTTGAAATCTACTTTACTATCTGGGGTATCTCCTGGAAGTGGGATATATAAGGTTCTATGATTTTGACCACGAAGCCCTGATTGTAAAAATCTAAATAGTTTATCTTCAGCGTCTGAACTTAACTTTGCACCTTTTAGGGTAACAATATATCTAGGAACTGCTTTATTTTCAAAGTAGTCAATATTATATCTACCTGCTAAATTATCTCCAACCATTGATACCGATGAGGCAATGGTATCTGGAACTCCATAATAAGATGTTTTTGGAGAGTATTTCTTAATATGAATAAGTTCGTTTGGTCTTGGATCGCTTGTTACTGGATTTGCTTCTCTGCCTTGAAAGTTTCTAAAGAATACTACTCTTTGGTTTACTATTTGAATATATCCATCACGGAGGCGGCGTACACGAATAGTAGTTGCTGGAATATGTCCAACATAGCCAATATCTCCATTTACCTTTCGTCCTATTTCAATATAGCCATTACCTGTGGATTCAACATCTGTATAAACTTTTTCTAAAATATGACTAAATGTATCTTCGTCATTTAGTTCTTCTAACCATTGTGTTAGTTGTGCTTTTAATCTTTGAAGTTTTCTTTGTGCCCTCATCAGTTGTTCTTCTGATTCTGCTTCTTCTAATCTAGATGTGGTAGCATCTGTATTTTCAAAATGGTATCCTAGTCCAACTATATTTGAAACTTTGGCATTAATAGCAGCATGGTTTGCAAATGAGTTTTCGTAAAACCAAGCAAGTTCATCAAGATTATAAGGTGGAACCACTACGTCATATAGACCATATGCTGTAACAATATCCATTTCTGGAAATAGTTGTTTTGATTTTGTATTGTCTTGGCCTGTAAATACCTTATTCATCACCCTGGCTGCTCTACGTTTAAAGTTAGCATCTAGTCCAGAGTATGACTTTGCCACCTCGGCATCAACCATAAAGTCATCAGACTTTCCTGGTTTATCCATCTTATCTAAATTATCAATTCTAGCAATTGATTCGTATTCTTCATTCGCCATTTGCTTTTAGTCCTTTTTCTGCGTCCATCCAAGCACCAATATCTGTTTCGCTTGGAATGTATCCTTCTTTCATTCTTGAAATCTGTTCTGAGTATTCCATATCGCTTACTCTTCTTACTCCAGGCATAAAGATAACCTTACCTGCTGGTGCTCCATAGTATTCTGCTGCTTTTCTTACCTGGGCCATCTTTTCAAGGTCATATGGATGGCCAGGTATATTCATAACATTTCCTCTACCGTCACCAAACGCTTTACCATTACGATCTAATTGCCACACGTATATTCCATATTTTTGTTGTTTATTTAATACTGTTAACTTACTTTTACCGTTTTTTGGATCACTCTGATTTTTCATATACATAATTGTACCATACTATACTGGTTTTTGGCTATACTCTTCCCAAATTGTTCCAGTAATTAAAACTACACTATCAGAACTTACATTTAATTGTGAAGTATCGTCTAAAACTACACTAGCAACTCCAAAAGTTGATTCATAAATATTAGAACCATCAACATTTATTCTAAGTTCTTCTACCTGTCCTTCTATGCTTGACCAGTTTTGAGCCTGTTTTCTCTACCTATTGCTTCATTAGACTTTCTATAGAATGCTATATTATTAACCATTAATCCTTCATATACCTCGAACTGTCCAACATAATTAGATAGGTTCTCCCCTTGATCAAAGACTATAAGGATAGAGTTCCAGGTAAGTGGGCTAATATAGATATCGTCTACCACCTTTCCATTCTGATAAAAAATTAAGTCAGCAGTTACGTTTATATTGTTTTCGTCATATACTACTACCTTGCCTCTAAGGCTATTAGACTCTGGTGATAGGTACATTGTATATGTTTTTAGATATGTTTTTATTTGTGCAATAGGCTGAGTTGGCTCTATCGTATAGTTCTTATTATAGAATCCCCAGAACTGTACTCCACCCAATAGATACTCACTTGCTTGTTGTTGGTTTATTGGAACTGTGATTCCGCGTGTTGCAGAAGAGTCGTATGGTAAAACACTTATTCCAGAATCTGCTGTTGTATACATGTATGAGGTTGAGTCCTTATAAACAACAAATGGATTTTTATTTTTATAAACATAAAATTTATCATATCTACTAAATGGGTATAGTTTATATCCATCTGGGCTACTTATAGAATAGAATGAACTTTCATCATACGCTAGGGATGATAGTGACATCTTTTTAATTTGTATAGGGTTATTTATCAATCCATTAGTTTTTAATTCAATATGTACAGTTACGTAGTAATCTTTAAAGTCTACTAGTTCTTTAGGTGGGAATATAATAGTTCTATCCATTACCTCGTATTTTGTAGTATTAAAATCTTGAATAGTTGCAGAGTCAAAATCTAGCACTCTGTCTCCATTAATTCGTTGAGTAAACTCATATTGAGAATATGGTATTGTTCCTACGTCTGCAAAGTTTTGCAATGTTATATATGACTTTATAAAGTAGTTTTCTTTTGAATAGTTTTTAAATGCTAAGTCTAACTGTAAATCTGTTAAGTATGTTGGAGAGGCTGTTGGGCCACCTCCATCGAATTCTAAATCAACATCTATTCCTTCTTTATCGTAAAATCCATCATCAAACCAAAACTTAAAGTTAGATGATTGTGATGATCCTCCGTCAAGATAGTATTGATCTTTTCTTAAAACTGGAGATGATGGGGTCTCTATATTGTACTGAAGTAGATCTAGGTCATAGTAAGAATTTTTATTTCTATCTTCTACATATCTTCCAAAATATGACAATGGAATTGAGTCCTCCCAATATCCAGAAGCACCTATATCAAGAAGCAAACTATTTGACAGTATTTGAGGATAAAAAGTGTAGTTTCCTATGTAATATTTTAAATATAAAGAATCTAATGTATGGGTAAAGAATCCACTAGCAGTAATATATTCTGTTAGATCTTTTTGCGTATACATAGCATTATTAAATGTTAGTCTATGAATCTTTCCACTATAAACAGAATTTTGTGTACCGCCCAATCTCAAAGAAAGGTTTTGTGGATTAAAGAAAAAGTTTTCCAAGACTCCAGCATATTGAGTATTGATAGTATTAATATCTATTCCTGCTATAAATGTTGATGAAGCAGAAAGTGCAAAATCTCCTATCTTTGTTGCATTAAAGTAGTACTCAAGGCCACTGTTGCTTACGGTCACGGTAAATGTATTACTGTTAAAACTATTAGAAAATGTCATCAATGTTTCTGGTGTTGCAGAAAGAGATGATGGTGACTCAAATACTCCAAATATACTCTTTAGTGGACTATTTAAGAAATTTAGATTAGGAAAATATATACTTGAATTTATAGTATCATAGGAGGAGTTTGGCTTTAATTTTATAAATGGATATTCGTCATCTTGTATATTGTAATTATCAGTTAGGAATGTATTTAACTCTACCCCCTCAAATGCTCCACTTGCAGATGTGCTAAATATAATTTCTGGTAGTTGGTAGTTTGGAAATGATAAGAATCTTGTTGTACTGTTTAGGTTGTTAAAGAATCCAGAGTTCCAATCATTCATATCTGGATAGTTAAGTGTTGAAGTATAGTTAGCATATGGAAAGTCTAGTTGGAAAGAGTCTCCATTAAAGTTTGTTGTAATGTTATTTGCTGACTCAACTCCTTGAGCATAAATAAATCTTCTTTTTGCTACTTGCTCTGGAACTGCATATGGATATATGGCAAAACAATCTACTTCTAGAGTTTGTACTTCTTCATCGCTAAAGAATCCTATATAGTCTTCGCTTATATCAGGAAATGATACATTGTCTTGATCTAAGTCCATTTGAATAACTAGATCTCCATTTAATAATAATGAAGCAGTTGTAATGTTGTAAACAAAGTCTATAAGCATTGGTCTATACCATTTACCTATAAAGTATGACTTTTTATTTAATCCTATCTTAATAATAATAAAATCATTTTCTATATAGATACCGTCTCCAGATGTCAGTGGTCCAAATATTTTTATTGCACCTTTTGCTGTAGTGTATGCTCTTAGCCAAAATTCTGCTGTTAATGTTCTATATCTTCCAAACTCGTTTAAAAATCCTTGTCCTTCAAATACTAAGGAAGGTATTCTTCCATAAATAGGATGCTTTAATGATGTGATGTTATTAGATCCAAATGTAATAGGAAAGTCTAAACTTGATGCAAGCATTCTATTTTTTTCAACTAAGTAGTATCCATTATTTGTATTTCCAATTCCATAAGAGTCTGCTTCAATTGCTGTTATTGAAGATGCAGATAAAGAGGTATAGTTTGATGCTGAAAGTATTCCTAGTAAACTCAAGTCTTGTATTTGTTCTGGAACTTTTCCAGTTGTTTCGTAATGAAATAACTCAGACCATTGTCCTACAGATAAGCCATTGAGTACAAAGTTATATTCGTCTCCAGAGTCTGGTCCAGCATTTAAATATGTAACTCTTATAAATGGATAAATATCAACATTGCCTTCTGGTATAGGCATTGTATAACTTATCTTTTCCCATCTTTCATTTTCTGGTCCACTAAGTGTATTAAAGTATAAGGTATTGTTGTATTTAAATCCTATGTCAACAGTTAAAACAAATCCAGCAGTGTCATAGAAAAATGTATTTATTGATATTGTTTTTTTATCTGGATCTAAATCAAGTTCGGTATTTATGGCAGATGCTAGTGCTGATGCTGATAGTGATGCTGATGCAGAAACTATTGTTGAATAATACTTAGGGTTTCCAGCAACTGGTTCTCCATACACTGCAGATGGGGAAACTACCTCTTCTAGGTTATATAAGGACCAGTTTGCTAGGTCTTTTTGAGATGTGCTTAGTTTAGATATGTAGGACGTTTCGTCATCTAAAGACCAAAGTGCTATAGGGTGTTCTGCATAAATTCTAGAAGCATATAGGTTTGAAACTGATTTAGACATAGATATCCTCTAGTCTATTTTAGCATGTTACTACTTAGTAATATCAACTATTTCACATACCCCAGCAACGCAAGATAGTTCTTGAGTTCCAGTTGTTCCATCTTCTGTTTCGTAAATAGAAAGCATTTCCCATTGAATATTTTCTGGTGATTTTTTAACCCATTCTTCATATTGCTCTTTAGTGATTTCTTGATATGGTGCTTGCTTGTATGTGTGTTCACTTGCTGGTAAGAAAGATACTCCACCAATTGAATCAAAGTTATCAAATACCCATGCTCCTACTCTTAGCCACTCATCTTCGTGAACATTGATAGTTACACTTGGGTTGTGCTCTGTCCAGTGTGTTCTATAAATTTTCCACATTTCAAGATGATCTATTGCTGTTAGATTTTTTGTAACAGTTGCATTTTTAGGTGCTCTTTGTGGAAAGTAAAAAACTGTTGTTTCTTCTGGCTTCATTACATCTGGTTCATTTGGAACTCCAGAGTCTTTTAAGAATTGTGTAAGTGGATCGTTGTTTGCACCACGAACACTTCTTAAGTAGTACTCTGAATACCAAGGATGAATACCACTTGACACCCCGACCAATTGACTTACAGTGCCTGAAGGCTTAACACAAGTAATTGATGCAGATGGGTTAATGTTTAGTTTCTTTGCTTCATGTTCATTAACTCTTACTGCCTCTGTTCTCATGTCAGTCAATAACTGCTCTAATGCTTTTCCAGCAGTAGATGTGATTTTATTTCCGTAGATACCTGTTAAAGAAACACCTAACAATCTTTCTTCTTCACAGTTATCTCTCCATGACTTTCTAATATATTTAAAATCAGTTAGTGTTGATTGCCATGTTCCTAATATTGTTGCTATTTTAACTTTTTCTAATAATTCTTCTCTTGTATCTTCAGCACTAATTACTACTTCTGTTAAATTACAAAATTCATTAGGACGTAAAATAATTTCTCCACATGGATTTGTACCTGCAATAAGTGAAGAGTCTCTACGACCAAATGATTCAACATGTTTGCGAACAGAGTCCATGTTGTAAATGCCACGTTCTCCAGACTTAGATTCATATAAGTTTCTCCATTCACGGAGGAATTGAGCAACGCTTGGTTTAGCGTGGTAAACAGCAGAGTTGTTTGCCAAAGCACGTTGACCGTTTTGTTCCCACCATGATCCGCTTTTTGCTTTTGCCATTTCGAAATCGTCTAAGTTGGATAAACTAATTAAAGCACTTCTGCGTACTCCACCAACAACAACTACTTCTCCAACTTTACACATAATGTCATGTGCTTCTATTGGTTTTAGTCTACGACCTGCAGCATTTCTAAATGTATCTGTTACAAATACAAATAGAGCATTAAGCGGTCCAGGACCAGATGCACGTCCACCAAATGTCTTTAGTCTTGCACCTGCTGGTCTTACTTTTGACATATCCCAGTTTGGAATTTGTCCTTGATACAGTAAAGCAATTAATTCTTTTAATGCTTTTGCCCATCCAAGTTTAGAATCTTCTACAACAATAGTTGTTTCAGTTTGATTAAATGATTCTGCAATAACTGGAAGTTCATCTACATATTTTGATTCTACAGAAAAACCTACTCCAGTTCCGTTCATAAGAATATACATTGCTTCGTCAAATGCACGTGGACTATCTACAGCAATAAATGAACAGTTGTATGCTGCAATATGATCACGCTCTAAGGCTGGACCTGCAGTCATCAAAGCACGCATAGAAGGCATTACTTTGTGATTTAAGATTGCATCTTTTACTTCATCAAATATTTTAGAATTTGGACTATATCCATAGTTTAGTACCAAGTGGTCTTTCATAAAGTTCATAAACCTGTTGACTGTTTCAGCCCAGGTTTCTCTACGATTTTCTATTGAAAGCCATCTGGCGTACCTAGAGATATGAATAAAATTCTTGTATGGATCTGTTATGGATCCTTTATCGTTAATAAATGACAAAATAAAACACTTCCTTTTTGATTTTTTTAAGAGTTAATGATATCATTGTACTAGAGTTTTAAAGAAAGGTCAAGCCGTGCTAACAGTTCAAGAAGTTAACTTTTACAACAGTTTGGTAGAAAGAGACTTAGTTGCCAAAATCAACTGTCCTTTTGATACAGATGATATTGTTGTGACTAGAGTTAATCCTCAAGATGAGGTTTACTTTAAGTGCATATCCTGTCAGACAACTTTTTACCCAGGAATCAAAGTAGAAAAAATTATCAAAGAAACTATTGACAAATTTAAAAATCAAAGATAAACTTGATGGGTGGATAGGGTGGGAATAGATTAAATATATAT